TTAGCCATTAAAGTAGAGAGAATTAAAAGTTAAGGTCTCTCCAAGCTTGGAATTTTTTGCGCGATATATTAATAGGGTGTCGTCTCTCCGACTGTCATGGCTAAGGGTATCGGCGTACCGGCCTCAGCCAATAGGTAAGGGAGGAGTTGAACCTCCCATGTGTAAACCTACTTACCTTTCTTTGCAGTCTTAGCTGCCTGTTTAAATTGTTTAGCAGTTGGGGCACCTGGACTACCAGGCTTACGCATTTGCTCTTTAGACCCTTGTTGGATCCTAAGACGCTTGGCGTGGATATTTGCGTACAATCCTTGCTTCATTATCCCACCAACTGTTTAGAAGTTGAAGCGAGATCCAAGGGGAAGTTATGAGCATTCCGTTCGTGCATCACCTCAAAACCAAGGTTAGCCCGATTAAGTACATCAGCCCAAGTATTAACCACCCGACCATTGTTACCAAGAATTGATTGATTAAAGTTAAAACCGTTCAGGTTGAACGCCATGGTGCTTACACCCAGTGCAGCAAACCATACGCCAAACACAGGCCAAGCAGCGAGAAAAAAGTGAAGACTACGGCTGTTGTTAAAGGAAGCGTACTGAAAGATAAGCCTGCCGAAATAGCCGTGAGCAGCGACAATGTTATAAGTTTCTTCCTCTTGGCCAAACTTGTAGCCATAGTTTTGAGAGACCTGTTCAGTCGTCTCACGTACAAGCGAGGACGTAACGAGCGAACCGTGCATCGCACTGAATAGCGCCCCACCGAAAATCCCAGCCACACCCAGCATGTGGAAGGGGTGCATCAGGATGTTGTGCTCGGCCTGGAACACCAGCATGAAGTTGAATGTCCCCGAAATGCCCAAAGGCATACCGTCAGAGAACGATCCTTGGCCGAAAGGATATACCAGGAAGACAGCCGTAGCAGCTGCAACTGGTGCTGAATACGCGACACAAATCCAGGGCCTCATCCCTAATCGATAGCTAAGTTCCCACTCTCGTCCCATGTAAGCAAAGACGCCAATGAGGAAGTGGAAGACAACGAGTTGGTACGGTCCCCCGTTGTAGAGCCATTCATCAAGTGAACCAGCTTCCCAAATTGGGTAGAAGTGAAGTCCGATGGCGTTGCTGCTCGGAACGACGGCTCCCGATATGATGTTATTTCCATAGAGCAGAGAGCCTACAACTGGTTCACGAATACCATCGATATCTACGGGGGGAGCGGCGATGAAGGCGATGATGAAGCAAAGGCCAGCAGCAAGGAGACACGGAATCATCAGTGTCCCAAACCAACCCACATAAAGACGATTACTAGTGCTGGTTACCCAGCTACAAAAAAGCTCCCAAGAATTCTCTTGAGAGCGGCGTGCTGCAATAGTGGCAGTCATTTGTTGTTAGTTAAGACGAGTAACAAGTACCCTTCCAACTCCAGAGTTTGTGAGACCGATCTTATCAGCCGCACCTTTACTGAGATCAACGGACCTGTCATAGGCATATGGTCCTCGATCATTGACCCTCACAACGGCACACCTTCTGAAACACACCTTTAGTCGTGTTCCAAATGGGAGTGTCTTGTGCGCTGCAGTAAGGCCGTTTTGATTGTACCGTTCACCGTTAGCTGTCATGTTGCCATGGAACCCAGGCCCATACCAGCTAGCGATCACTGACAATGTAGTTAGAATAGGAATCATAATAATGTAGCAAGGAACTTTTATATCTCCAGCAACATAGAAGCCCCACCACTACTCGCAAGAAGTGGGGCTATATGATCACCAAGTGGTGGGTGAAGTTTGAAGCGTACCAGGCTTGCAGATAGATCCCTTAGGAGAAAGCTCCGTCAAGGTTTGACCATCTGGATAGGCACGCAGGAATGCAGGGTCATCATCAGTAGGCGTGCAGTAAAGAACTGACGACACACTGGAGACCTTTGGATCAAAAGGATTAGCTCTAGCCATTGTTGTTAGAAGTCTAAGTTGGAACGTTCAAGTTTATTGAAGATGTCCTGTCGATAGGCAGGATCAGATTCGTAGCGGGGATCATTCATAGCCCTGACAACCTCTGCCTGACTGCGGAACACGTCGCTGACTTGAGCTGCTTTACCTGTAAGCAGGCGGCCTTCAGTTCCCACACTGTCTTGGTAGCGGTAGTTCAAAGCTTGAATAGCAAAATAAATAGCTGCAGGATCTCCACGATCCATCACGGAGTCGTAGATCTCAATTTCATTCTGGTTGAGGTTTTCAGATGCCCATCGAATAAGCTGGCTGTACTGTTCTTCACCACCGACAAGATTCTTCATTGATTGAATATCTTGTTCTTCAAGCTCAGATCGCTCTTCTTGCTTGTTTTCTTGAGCGATAGCATGGAGAAGATCAGCCTTCTCCTGTGGAGACATGTTATCAAAGGCTGCAAGACCTTCTTCAGTGAACTCACCAGTACGGGCAGACTCAATCAACTCATCGATGATGGTTGGTGAATCATCTTCCTCTTCAGGCTCCTCTTGCTCAGCTTCTTCTTCAGGAGCTTCATCAGTAGACCTAGAGCCTAGCTTTTTCTGAAGTTCAATATAGGCTTGCTCTAGTTCCTCAGCATCTCGATACTTACCAGCCAGGAGATTGCTTTGCTCTTGTTCAAGCTGTTCTCCAATTTCCAGACTTTCTTGATCCCTAGCTTCTGCTTCAGCAATTGCTTGGGGATCATCTGAAGTATCATACGTTAGGGTCGGTGCCATGTGCAGTAATTACTTTAAGGTTTCCCAGGCCAACTGTTTCAACGGTAATAGCTCGACCAAGTGTCGGCTTACCAATGAAGCTGGTCCGGCGTGCGTATTTGTTTTCCTCCCCTTCTTCAACCACGGGGGTGGAGGCTTCCTCAAGGTTGGGCGGTTGGACCTTGACCTTGCGGGGCCTGCTGGGTTGTTGCTTCTCCATTCAATAAATTCTGTGCGTTTGGATTTTTGGTGGGATCGAACATCGGTGTCCCAGCCAGTGCTGCCGTCTGATTTACCAACGACATCTGCTTTTGCAGGTTCATCTGTTGTTCCATCTCCTGCTGCTGCTGCTCCATAGTCTTGATGAGGTTCAGCACATCAATGCCTTGAGCGGCTGCCAGTCTCTTGATAGCTTCGTCAGGGTTAACGTATTTACCAAGAGCTTCTGGGCCAATGGTCTGTGCAATGGTGGTAAGGAATGCTGTCAGGCTCTCCCTGTCCTGCCCCCTACCAAGTGCGCTAATGCCTGCCACAATAGTAGGCTTAACAAGGTTCTTGGGAATACGGACAATTTCACCGTCCTTCTGCATCACATTAAGTTTGCGATTCAGGTAGGGGATCAGGAACTCAACAGTCAGCAGAGAGAACAAGCCTCCAAGCTGCTGCTCCAGTTCCATTTGAGTCATCCTCACTTCCTCAGCAGTGGTGCGTTCCGACTGCCTTACATTCATCACAAGGAAGGCTTCACTGATTCTGCGCTCCAAGGTCGCTGCCATCTCAGCAGCAGTCCTGAAGTCAGCAGTCTTACCAACTTGGATCACACCAATGTCATCAGGTCGACCCTGAACGATGGCTCCGTTGCCCGCCTTGGCCAGTGTCTGGGCCTTCGTAGAGGAGGACGGGGATACAGTGAAGATCACCTTGGCGGCTGCTGCAGAGCCTTCTACGAGGGCTTGCATCAGGGCTTCCAGCGACCGAAGATCACCAAGAAATTCCTCCACCCTTCCACGTCCAAAGCACTCACCATCAACGGTGTTGAACCTGAGCACCAGCCAGGGACTCACATCAATGGGAGCCTTGCCTTGGGTGCCAGGAATAATTTTATCGTAGACTTCTTGATGCCAGATCCAACGATTGTTATCTCGACGGATGTGAGTATAGACATCTACGTCTTCATCGTAGTCGGAGTCATTGCTTACAGGACTAGGCTTGTCATTGATGACCTCTTCACCTAGTAGCTTTTTAGCAATGCGCTCGCGGGTGACAATCTCAATGACGTTACCGTTACCATCTCGATCTACGACGTAGCGATTCAGTGGGTACAGCTTAAGACCTTCCTTACCCATGTACACAAGAGCGTTGCCACCTACAACGAGGTGCTTGATTGCTTGGTGGATGACGACACGATCACTGGATGCAGCAATCGAATCCATTACCATTCGTTCAAGCTTTGCAAAACTCAGGTCCAACTCAGATCGAGCTTCAGCAGGAAGCTCAATGCCAAGCTTGGAGTCATTGACTTGGAGTTTAAAGAAGCTGGTCTGAGGAGGCAGTAGAGCTAGCATCAGTTTCGATGCCAGAGTGACCACACCCTTCGCGCCAACGCTTTGCCAAGGAGTCTTGAGACTTGTATGAACTGCTCTTACCTCATCACGTTGAATTAGATAAGGAAGGGTCAGTTCTGAACACTGAACAGCTACATCTAGAAACTGGGTACGGTATCGCGTTAGAGCGTCATACCTTGATTTAGCTGTCATTTGTTAGAAACCAATATTGAGTCCGCTTGAAGCGCTTGATGTACCTTGGGTGGGATTAATTTTGAAGACAGAGGTTCCAAAGCCAGAACCTTTAAATCGACTTGCATTGGACTTACGTGCTCTAAAGCCTTGAGCATTCTCAGACAGTCGAACATTCTGCGCAGCACGGAAGCCTTCCCCAAAAGCCGACACAGGATCACTAGCTTGAGTTGATTCAGACGTAGTAGCTTCCTGACCCCAGTTTGGATCATCTAGAAGTACCTTCATCTTGGAGCCAATGTTTCCACTGTAGCTACTAAGGTACTGACGAATTTGTGAGTCAGAAAATCCTTGTTGCTTTGCAAACTTGTAATCGTTTTCGTACCCAAATTGATTGGGTTTGACATCTGATCCAGGATTATCAGTCAACCTACCCCAATATGGATCATCAAGAAGTTTCTTCATTGCATTGCCAATATTCCCCTTGTAATCCTTTTCAAGAAATGATCGGATATCAGCATCACTATAACCTTGTTTACGAGCTTCTTGATAATCATTCGCATATCCAAATTGATTTGGCTTTAGCTCTGCACCAGGAGCATCGCTAAATCCAGCCATGCTTTTAACCTTAAGCACATTATTGTTTGAAGGCGGTGAACTTATCCTACTTTCTATCGCATCAATCTGTTTGGAGAATGGGGTTTGGGATGACACGGCCAAAGGACTTGGCGCCTGAACTGTAATTGGCTGATAATCGAACTTAGGAATATCTTTAGTATCAGGAGTTAACTCTGTAATCCTAGTTTTAAGCTGCTCAAGTTCTTTTTTAATTTGAGCGTTTTCTTTTTGTAGGTTAATATACGATATCGAGTTAACGC